GGTTCTTCTGACGGGCGGCGGCACAGGGATGTGCAAAACGAAACTATCGTGACATGTCACAGGCCGCTTTCGCGGCCTTGTTCTTTTAACGAATGCCACCGCCGCCCGGGCGGGAATCCGCAGAACGCCCACCGCAGCGGGAGCCGTCAGCGGCAGTATCGCTGTCGTGCTGACAACGACCGGCAAAGGCCTGAGTTGAAGCTACCAGAGACAACAAAACGAACAGTGCAGCAAATGCTTTTTTCATTGTGAAATTTCCATCTATAAGCCACCTCAATGTGGCGTCAATGAGTGTAGCACTGACTTTTGTTTCGTCCACAAAAAAGCCCGCGCTGCGGGCTATTCCTTCCATTTATCAGAAAAAAGATCTTCTTCTAAAGGCATTGGTTCTGTTTTTGTTTTCTCAAAGAATTGATAACTGATAGTGATTGCTTCCTCTTTAAACTCTTCTTGCTCAGTTATGTTGTGAGCATCTGCGTCAACAAAAAACATAACCAGCGCATCACGATTGTGATTTACCGAATAAACTAAAAAGCAATCACTTGTTGGTATGCATTTTACTTGTACAGACGCTATATTTTTCCATGCATCCCAAGATGATTTTTTACCAGTGTGTTTTTTATCACTATCTTCTGGAATATAGTCTTGGTTATCGACATGAGTATGCCTGACATTTAGTTTAAGCATTTCTGTCGGACGAGCAAATGCAGCATCTTTACCAAGAGATGGATGGTATCCCGTTTTCCAATACTGGGTAAAGGCATCAGATACTTTCTTCAGCTCAAGATCAGATGCACAAAGGGCCGAGAAATTTTGCGTATGCAACACTCGACCCTTATATCTGACAACTTGATTTTTATCATTCTGCGACGCAGACGAACTCATAATTTTCCTTATTGTTACGAGAATCAAAGAAAGCGCGGGATACGCGACTTGCGTGATCTTTTGTCATAGTAACTTTTACGTACTCTACGCTTCCATTGAAAGAACGTCTTGCGGCAGCTTGCGCTCTACGCATCTGCAATTTTTCGTTTCGCATGACATTACCTCATATCTCATAAGTTCATTACACGGATTAATAAAAATGAAACCAATCCGTTTACCCTTGAGGTAATAGTACGCTATTCACCCACAGTCTGCAATCTGTACAGAATTATTTAAAGGCACATCCCTGTGCCGCCGCCCGTCAGAAGAACCCTGCTTTGTCGTTGATGTACTCCGCGTGCGTCTGGATATCACGCAGGCATTTGCTCACACCAACGATGTAACAGAACATGGTGGTCAGCTCCGCCGCCGCGCCCGATACATCGTGCCCGTCTTCCTGTAACTGGTTCAGCAGATTCATCAGCAGTGAGTTCTCCGTCAGACCGAGAACACCAGACGGAGAATGAATCAGACTGCGGTAGCCGGGCTTCAATGGATAACCATAACATTTTGTCTGTGTTTTAATTGCCTCACGAAGCGCATCTAACATCTTGACTGCCACTTCATCATTCTCTGATGCAGATCCAGCAGGGAGATACTCCCCTTCAAGCGGAACCCGAGCAACAAGAGACAACGCTTCGGCAAATTGATCTTCACCAATTTCTTTGTACGAACAGCCAAAATGAGATTTCAGTGACGACCACATGGTGATCATCGCCTTAGCCTGTTTTTCTTTTGGCAGAGACTGACCGCGACTCATGACGAGTTGTTTAATGGCTTCCTGCTGTTCAGTTGTTATTTTACCCGGCAACGCCTTTTTAGCTTTGCGTGGGTTAACCACATGGCCTTTAGTCCAGTACTCGTAGAGCACATCGTCACACTCTTCCTGATACTGGATTACCTTGTCGCGGATTTCAGGGCGGACTTTGTTAGGGCTGATGGTTTGCAGCCAACCTGCAAGTTTGCGTAAAGCAAGACAGATAACCAGACGACGCTGAGTATCACCGGGGAGCTGAATGGTCATTTCGACCATGCAGCTCTTAAAGCGTTGTTGCAACTTGCGGAACTGCGTTTTCCAGTCCAGCCCCATACCTTCAACGACTGGTTTCATTGGGGTGTATGGTTCGCCGTTATGATTGACAACATAAAGCTCTGCGCCGTGGAATGGCACGTTGATAGTAGATACCGCTGTTGCTATACTCGTCATGTCGTTAATTCCTATACGTAGTTTTACGATACTGAAGCCCTGACGGTCTGGCCACCGTGGGGCTTCGCTGTTTTATGCCACGCTATTCTTCTCACCAGTGAGTCCATACACTTTCCTCAGCTGATAGATAATCTCTGTATTGAACTTTCGGCATTCTTTTTCGCCATTTCTTTCAATAGCTAACTTCACATCGTCCGGAAAACGAACTCGTCGTTGACACATCTCTTTTGCTTTTTGCATTTCATATCTCCTTAGCCCCACCGTGGGGCAAAATAATTGTCACACCGTGCGTCATTGATGTCAAGCACACGGTGAGGCATACTTCAATCATTGCAAGTAACTCAATATTTGGTGAAGAACATGAGCAGAGAAGATCCACAACTAAGGATCAGACTTCCCGTTGAAGTAAAAGAAAAAATAGAAATTTCTGCAAAAGCCAATAAGCGATCAATGAACGCTGAAATAGTACAACGTCTTGACACCAGCTTTCTGAAAGATATTCATGAAGATGACGTAATTTCTGCTTATGAAGCAAAAATTATTGCAAACAATGCACGACATGAAATATCAAATATTATTTTCAAAAGAACCTTTAATGAAATTAATAAGAAAATAACACTTGGACATACAAGTTTTTATATAAACCTTAATGACCTTGAACTGGAATCACTTGCAGATAATGATTACCAGATCATCTTTGAAAAAACATTTAATAAGCTCAATGAACTAGGTTACATCATCTGTGAAAACTCATGGGATGCAGATGGTTTTGGAATTGAAATACCTGAATAGGAAGAACAAAAGGCGTGTACATATTACACGTCTTTAATACAATTGAAAAACGCCACATTACTGATGTATGTTACAACAAGGAGCGATATTTTGAAAACCATATCTATATTAAAGGTTGCATTAGGCGTCGCTATTATTTTGACTCTCTCAATATTGTTTTATTTTTACCACAAAAAAACTGCTATTGCTCTTGATGGTCACGCGGCAAACTCATTTTTCTCAGAGTACATAGTGCCGCTATCAGGAAGCGGTATAACAAATAAATATACTGACTATGACATCAAATATGGAATTGATGATGGGGAGACTATTGTATTACATGTAATCATTAAAAACCTAATGACAGTAAATAAAAATACAGACTTCAACGATAAAAATACAATACATCACAACAACAGCAAAACATTAATTTCTTATAGTAGCAACATCTATACGGATAAATACCTAAAATACATATCAGAAGATACAATAAAAGAAACCCGCGAAAAGTTAAAAAACATATATTGTGCATCCGGCAGTTTTCACAAATTATCGCCGCAAGAGCGTTTATTCTACGAAGCAAGAAAACAACGTAAGTCAATAATATTACATTATTATGCTGATTCAGGGGAGTCACTCATATTTAATATTGGGGTTTCCCCTGAATCATGCTAAAGGTGTTTAACTCACCGCATCACCGGATCCACCTGGTTTATTAGTGGCGCAATCCAGAACAGGTTATTGCCGGGTATCAGGGTTCGGACATTATGCACAATACGATCACCGGCATCACCATTCAACACTCCTGCGGTCACATCAATGATGCTATCCGCAAGACCAAATGACGGTCCGAATAGAGATCCTACGAATCCACGACTGGCATACCTAGACTGTGTGCCAGTGCCAAATAAAGCCCCCAGCCCAACAGCACCACCAGTAGCCTTTTCAGCCATGTTGTTATATTCCATCAATGGCCCAAGAATACCGGATCTATCTATACCCTCAAGCACCAGCTTCTCTGGTGACCAGTCAACATTTTTCCCTTTCGATGCTTCTTTTAGCGCATAGACCAGTGAGCCAAGAGCAATCTGAAATGCAGTGCCATAATAAAATTGCGCAGTTCCTTCCTGTAACCCACCAAGTAGCACACGGTTGTATGAAGCCGTTGTGAATGATTTAAACTGAAATATCGTTCGCCCCATTGGAGTACTCGCCCATAAAGGTGTGTCACCAATACCGGGGGTGATGATAGTGTTATTAACGTCTTTCAGAACCGCTGACTGGAATACTCCGGCAACGTACTGATCGTCCCATTTATCAAAGTTACCAATGTGCCATCCATCAATTACCTCACCATGTTTCTCGAACTCACTGCGAATACGCGCAGCCATATTGTCGTTGATACCGAGTTTTGCCATGCGACGTGCAGAAAACGCACCAGACAAAATACCGTCTGACGTGAGCATTCCGTTCATGGATTTGTTTATGTCATTAAATCGATCCATGAGTGTCAGCTTGCCGAAGGCATCAGTAATTCGCTCCATTCCTGCTTCGACTGCTGTTGTCCTGGAAGAACTGTCAACAAGATCACCAATTGCACGAGAACGTGAATGTAGTACAGCTTCCAATCCAATCCCCATCTTCAACATCTCTTCTTTGCTGGCCTTAAATGCCGGTGATTGGGATATCTGAGAAGCATAGCCTTTCATGGTGTTACGGAAACCATTAACCATAACCCCTCTGGCCAGATCTGGAATAGCTGATACTGTCATTCCACCGAGTTTGGTCGTGAAGTTCACATCCCGCAGAAAAGCGCCAGCACGAACAAAAAACGAAGACGGATCATCAGGCATACCATATGTACCAACAAGACGATCGCGTAATGCTGTTATGTCTCTGAGATCATTTGCTCTTGATTTTGAAAGTCTGGACTGTTCTTTCCGTAATTCCTTTTCGTACTTTCGCATTAATGAATCGAGTTTACCCTGAGGAACAACTTCACCATTGCTCTCATAACGTGCTTTCAGATTTGCCACACTTTCGTCATATTTCGCCTTTATTTTTTCAGGCACTTCCCGTAACAGACTGTCATATTCGTCCTCAATTAATTGCAGACGCTCAGTCATAGTTCGTTTGCCAAATGTTCTCGTCAACTCAATTTCTGCTGCCGCTTCACGGATATGACGTTGCAGCACGTAATTCACATCACTTTCAAGATAATCCCTGATAAGACTATCAGGCACATTTAATGTTCTTTCTTTCGTACTACCTGCGGCTTTTACAGAAAATACGCTGACAAAATCCTGTGGAACCTTAGCACCAGTAATTTTATTAATTACGATATCCGCTGCAATTTCAGCATCCTCAGGATCCAGTGTTTTATTTCCTCTCGACCACCAGTCAACCAAAATACGTCGAAATTTATCGCGTTCACTGATTATTTTTCCAACTTTATATATACGTGGAAAATAGCTTGCCTGGCCTAATGCTTTCAGTTCTTCATCTGGCGGTAATAAACCAAGCTTTTGCATTTCAACCTTCACCCGATTTAATACAGTTCGCATCGCCTGCGCCGTTTCCTGAACAACAGGATTAGCATGCACATCACCGCTTCGCATAGCATTCCCAACCTGCTGACGAAATGAATCAAAACTCATGTCACCACCATCAGCTTTATACTTTGCGTATGCCTGTTTATTTCCGACAACAACAGCAGCTTCTTCACGCCGCCATCCACGTGTACGGGTTTCTACAGCTACCGGTGTTTCAATCCCCCTTTCATTTCCTTTAAGGGTGAAATTATTTTCGGCTAACTCCAGCGTTGTTTTTCGCACTGTCTTGGACGGAGACTCCATTAACCTTGTCAAAGGAGTAAGATAGCTCCCTGCTTTCCATGCAGCCTTTCCAACCCACCCACCGGAAACAGGGGTTAAATCATCCAGAGTCGCTGTATCAATTTTCATAGCACCAACACTACCACCATCAGAAAGCGAAGCGGCAGCCCTGTCAGTCGCTGATGTAATGCTCATATTATCAAGAGCATCAGCAACCTCACGCGTGGCTGCAGCCCGGACGGATGGCGAAAGCGCAACACCAGCACTGGCAAACACGCCGCTCATCATCGCACCCGCTGCAACGTGAGCGGCACTTTCACCCCATGAGCGTGTTATTTGCTGATTATTCAGCACAACCTCGCTTAATGCTGTACCGGCAGCACCAATCGCAATCTGTGAGCCAATACGCGCCAGTGCCCCTCCTTGAGCACCGGGGATAAACATTGACGCAACAGTAACCGGATCCATTCCCGCAGCAATACTGGCAAGAGTTCCAACTACGCCAGCATCAGACAATAAACGTCTGTCTTCATTTTCATCATCTATCTGCTGCTTAATCCACGCCGTTTCCTCTGGCGATCGGGAATCTGCAAATTTCGCCCCCCAGTATTCATAACCGTGCAACTCATTTTTATCAGCATATGGGTTATAACCTTCGACCGGTTCAAACTGTCTGGCTGGTCGGAAAAAACCAGCCAGAATATTGTTCTGTCGCATTGCAGCCCCCCATACGGAAGGCTCCGGTGGCAATGGCTCAGGATTAGCCCCTTCCGGAAGGGCAACATCAAACCCAGTTTGTTCCGGCAAAACATTACCTGACGGGATCAGTCCGTTATTAAGATCTTCAGCTTGTGCATAAACTGGCATTATTTAGATCCCCACGAAAAGTAATCTTTAAATTTGTCCATACGTTCGTTATGCAGGCGCTGATACTGCTCATCCAGAGCGCGATGCTTGTCTTTGAAGTTTCGTATAGCCTGTCCACGCATAATTTCTTCCTGCTCGTACTGCTCCCATTCCTGCTGCATTTTCTTATAAGGTTCCCAATCTTCTAGTGATGGTTCCCAACGCATAGGACGCCCATGTTTGTTATAAAACGGCTGGACCCGATCGATGCCATTTTCATCCTTAGTTCTTACCATAATGGCGTAATCACCATTACGAGGTGTTAACACGTCAGGGGTTATGAATAATTCTCCATTAATACGACTCTCAGGGGTTTTTGTCTCAACTACAGGAGCATTACCTGACGTGATCCCAAGCAACGTCGGACTGGTTGTTATAATCTCTTTGCGCTCACCGTACATCAGCCGTTCTTTTTCAGCTTTCCACTGCGCCGCCTGCCAGCCTGACGGCCCATATTGATAAAGCGCCTCCGGTGCATATTTCATAAACTGCGCTTCTCCGTTAACCTCGCTGATACTCCAGGTGCGGGCTATCTGCTGGTTGGTCATTTGCTTCGCTACGTCAGCGTTACCACCAGCAACGCGGTAGTTAATGTCATACAGCGTCTGATAGTCATTACGGAATCTAGCTGCTTCCGGCGTCTGGTCATCCGCAGACGGATCCCAACGGAACCACTGCGCCATATTGCTGACAGCAGAATTCATCGCCTTGCTGCGATCATTTTTGTACTCTTTTGAACTCTGCGTTGATGCCAATTGAGCTTTAAGAGCATCGGTCTGGTTGTACGTAAGGTTCTGCGCCTGCTCGATAGCCGCATCAGCAGACATGCCAGAATCAGTTAGTTGCTTAACAGTCAGATAAAAACCCTGCATATCCTTCGGCATATTTCCAATAGATGCATTGTCTGTTTCATATAACCGACTAAACAGTTCCGCCGCATTTTTAACCACTTCCTGATTGCTGGATCGGGATACTGCTGAAAGCTGCGTGATGACCTGCGAAGGCATTATGCCAGTCTGAGCCACAAGCCGAACAACCCCATCATGAGTGGAGGCATCATTAATACGAAAGTTCTGCGCCATTTCTGTGTAATCAGCAGCTTTCTGCATTGACTTGTTGCTTGGGTCTAATTTTTCACCTATTGTCAGCGCCTCATTGAATCTGCGTGAATCCCGTTGCGCCTGAATTGCTTCATTTGATCTCTGAAGCAATGCAGACAATTTTCCGTAAGCATCGAGTTTTAACGCATAGTGAGGATCGTTAACCTCAGGCTTCACTTTCTGCATTTCTTCTTGCTGCTGAGAAGGAGGCAAATACTGAATTGCCTGGAATATTCTCGCGTTATCAATCGCTATATCCAGTTGATTGATTATTTTATCTGCGTTTTTTCCATACCCCCTGATGATGGTCTCCTGAGCCGGTATATAATCTGGAACCTCACCGTTATATAGCTGTGCCATGGTGTTATTAATAGCTGGCTCAAGCTGTTCTAATATTAACTTCCTTTGCTTTTCTATCTGACTATTAGCAAGGTTATCTATTTGATAAATAGTCAGCGGATCCATTCCAGTTTTATTTTTTCTATATCGGGAAAGCCACCCTTGTGTTTCTGATGGAAGATTTCGGATAAATTCTTCTTCTGATATTTCACCTTTACGTGGATCACCGACTTTGGCGATCAGTTTATCCACGTTACCCATCCCCCAGTTATATGCTGCTCCGGTCAATATTTCGGAACCGTACTTACCATACAGTTGATTTACATAGTCACTGGCGAGCATTTCATGCTGTTGTTCGTCAGTAGGGTTGTATTCAACGCCACGCTTGGCCGCCAGTTCTTTTCCTGTGCCCGGCATTAACTGGTATTTCCCCTGCGCTCTCTCTCCAGAAGATGTTATCGGTCCCTCAAGAAGACTACCATCAGGATTAAAATGTCGATCACCTGATTCAACAAGGCGTATGGCACGCATGTCCATGCCTCCAGAATCATTTTTCTGAAACAGACCATTTAGCCATCCTTCTGGATTGGCAGCGGCATAATTCTTCGCCCGCATTTCTGTGGCACTGCGATCATCACTTTCTATTTCTTCCAGAATGCGTTCTTGTGACCATCCCCTGGCAGCTCCATATCTGGCAATGGCTACCATTCTGGAATTTCTGGCTAAAGTGGCAGTTTGCGGGTCATTCCAGGCATCCGCTTCATTTTGTATCCATAATTTTCTCGTTGCCTGATATTGCTCATCTTCATAGGCATTTGTCTGCCCTATCTCATGTCTGAGAACTCCAGTACTGAACTGAATTTTCTGTGTTCTGGCTTGTTGCAAAAACATATTTCTTGCTGCTTCATCAGTCAATGAAGCAGCTATTTCTTCCACATCCTGATCAAATCCAGATATGTACTCTTGCCCCTTACCAATCGCATTTTTGCCTTGTTGTGCATAAAAACCGGTTTGAGGGTTATAAAGACGTTCATTGCTGCGCTGATTAAGCTGAAGGATGGCATCCTGAGACAATGCAACATTCGCTTTCTGCCTGGCTTCACCATATGCCACCGCATACTGATCTGCGACATTCGCCAGCACCTGACCTGCTTGAGGAACATCGAAGGTCTGAAAACCACCGGTTTGTACACCACGACTCTCAACCTGACGTCCTGATACTGTTGGTACGACTGGCATTATAATCCTCCGGGTAATCTGGTTCCTGCTGCTGCCCCGATTGGCGCAGGGGTGCTTTGAGTAAACGGACTCCACGTCCCACCAAACATCTGGTACGCACCGTATGCCTTCAGAGGCGCAGTGAGCAATGTTGTTGCTGCTCCCACATTCCCCTGTTTACGGGCTGAACTGGCTTCTGCTTTATAGTTGGCAGCCTGAACCTGATAACCGTAAGCCTCGCGTTGCGCGTTATTCACCGTCGTCAGAGAATCAAGAGCGCCAAACTGGGCAGCGTCGCCAAATATATCCAGCGCATTACCGGTAGATAAATCAGCGCCGGTCGCCCCCATTGTCGCCGCCTGTGTACCAAGCCGCTGTCGGGTCTCTCTGCGCCGTTGCTCAGCTTCAGCGTTACCCCTGTTTATTGCATCATTTGCCTGAGCAGTGGCTATATCTGCGTTCGCTTCTGCAACCTTCGAGGCATATTTTCCCTGTTGGTACTGGGTGTATGCCTGAATGCCACTCATGGCGAGCATTGCGCCACCAGCAATAACCGGATCGCACATTATTTTCTCTCCATGTGAAATCTGTGGAAATTAAGACCAAGAGCACCATAAGGCGCGGCTTCTTCAAGCCTGAATCCAAGCCAGTGCAACCATGCTTTGGCAACATGGTTTCGCTCGTCGACGTAGTTTTCCAGGCGCGGATAAACTGCCAGCATCTGCTGCAATACAGGTCGGCAGTGGCGAAGAAATGTCTTCTGATATTTTTCAATACGGCTGGTCCCGACAAGCCAGGGCGTACCATTGCCACCGATCATTGACGCCGGAGATACGCCAAACATGGTTACCAGTTCTCCGTTCGCGAACCCTGACCAGGCCATAGTCGCAGTGCGCAGACCAACACGCAGCGCATCTTCGGTAGTCATCAGCGATACCGCATACAGTTCGTCAATATCAGCCTGACGAACATCCGGCAAAATCATCTGAAGATGCTCTTCGGTAGCGGGAATAATTTGAACATCGATCATCAGAATCCCCCAACAGTAAGGCGAGGAATAACGGCAAGAACAGACAGCGGCAACGGGTCAAGCTGACGGATTTTTACACGTCCGTTTTTGCCCCAGTTACTGTCCAGTTTCACTTCTACTTTTCCGGTAGCATCATCAACAGGATCATCGTAGAACTCGAATTCTCGCTGTGGATATTCGTACCATTTACCGCCGGGCGTAGTCGCCCAGATGCCGCGACTGGCATTCACAACCAGAGTAACTGACGGGATCACCTGTTTTTTGTCCAGCAGCGTTTCCTGTCCGCTAATGTTGATATCCAGTGTTTCGAATTCAGCAGTTATTGGCAGGCCGATGTGCACTACAGCCCCCGGAGATTCCAGCGTGACGGTACCTCCGGAAACTACTTTCTGTGGTTCCACGTTCGCATCAGAGAGAATGTTTACGGTCTGGCCTTCAAGATGAGACAGGCCTCCAAATGTCCGGCGCGCCATCTGCCAGTTCGTGGTGGCCACATTCCTGAGGGATGACGGGACGTTCCTGTTAGCACGAACCACTACTGCGGTATTGCTGGTTACAGAAATAATGTCGCAACGTAATTCTTTTGACACTTCATCGCCAGTATCAGGATCAGTTCCGGTATAAGGGAACTGTAGTTGCGCGCCGACATCACTACTGGTGAAGTACGCACCACCAGAAACACTGATTGTATATTCCGCACGGTAATCCCATTCACCAGAACCACCAGTGATGGTCATCGTTCTGTCAGACGTATTTCTTCCATCATAACTAAGGCCAGAATCAACAAAGAAAGCATCTTCATCGCTGGTAAATAAACGGCTGGACAGTCGCTCGATGTATCTCACTGTTTGCCCGTTAACGGTTCGGTTAACGACGAAATACACCGCATCTTCATTGCCTTCGCTGATACTGCATGTGCTTTCATATTTTCCGGTACTGGATTGTGGTGCCCATGCAAAAACCTGCTGATCACGCAAATAGGTCATCACCAGTAATTTACCGTCATCACGAATGCAGAAGGCGCTGGAGTAAGGGACAATAGAGAAGCACCAGTCAACAATGCTGTGCTTCTGAAAAAGATGATTGGCAAGGATGGTCAGGTCGTTCCCCTGATAGCCGTCAACATCGAATGAGTAGGCCAGATCACGGACAACACTGCCTTTCTCCTGGACGAACAGAGCAATATTCGCCACGGCAATTGGTGGGACATTGCTCGAGCCATTTGATCCTTGAGAGCTGAATGCAAATGATGATGGGGTTAACACTTTGTTCTGGTCGCCGGTGATGACGTACTCACCTCCGGAAGTCAGTGCCACCAGCGAACCGACATCAATCAGGTGGCGGATCTCATTAACCTGACGCCCGGCATAGGTGTAGATAATTCTGTCGTCATCCTGCGTAGGATTGCTTTTGCCAAAATCCTTATAATCCCCAGTACGGCTGGCCCAGATAGTCTGAGGGAACGCAGTAGATGCGGCGAAGTAAAGACGTTGTTGATAATAAACAACAGTGCCAGGATAACCATTAACACTGTTCCAGGCATATTTAGCCCATTTATAGCTAGCATTATCCTCGCCAACTACCTGAGAAGGGATATAGGAAATCACCTCGGCAGTTGCAGTAGTTCCATTTGCAGCAGTGATACGGGCAATGCCAAAACCACTGTGCAGATATTCCCACTCAATGCCAGTATCATCATCTCCGGATCCGCCCCAGCCATCCCATGATGTGCCTTCTGTATGCGAAGGGCGCAAAGTGCCTGTTTTACCTGCCGTAACAGCGCGATAGTAGTTACTGTCTGCACGGCGAATATCGCCAATCGACGTACTCTTACTGGTTTCCCATACCGGTACTGAATCCACTGCTGGCTGTTCCAGATAGAACAATTTGCCTACCTGTTCCGCGCCAAAAATAGAGGCGTTTGCCGTTAACGTAATTGTCCCGGTGCTGGCGCTGGCATAAACCGTCACTGACTCGTCAATATTGATATCTTCAAATGGCCCGTTCTTCGTTACCACATCAACAAGTTGCCAGTTGTCATGCGCATAGCGCCGCAACTCTTTCGGCGGGTATGCCGGGTGAACCAGCGTAAGCACGTCAGCGCTTTGCGTGAATTTAATTCGGAACAGATCGGCTTCAGTATATGGCGTGGCAATTTCATAAATAACATTGCTGCTGTTCAGCACCAACGCACCATCTTTGATAACGCGCATGTACTGGTGTCCGAACTCCAGAGCATAAGTCTGAACCGTCGAGAACTGGAACGGGATCAGGCGGCATTTCCGATTTGGGTATTTGGCGGCACCGACAAAACGCGTACCAGGTCGATTCTCAACGCCGCCATACTGCCGCACGATAAAGTTATCGCACTTGCGCAATGCCACCTGGTACTTCGCCATGTCGATACGACCGTACAACGACGGTCCAATCTCACCACCGGCAAAGCTGGGCTGGATCCAACTGATAGCCATCAGGACAACCTCGCAATGGTAAACTCGTCAACCGGTGGCTGTGGTTCCTGTGATTCATTCTGGCTATGCGAGCCAGCACTAAGAATCACGCGATTGTACATATTGAGGGCAAACGTACCGAGGTCTGCATTCCCAGTCAGCGCCATGTTAATAGCTGCCGCAAGACGCCAGGCCAACGCCTCCATAAAAATGGCATCAAACATGTTCACATCTGAAACGCGAGATACATACTTGAGCCATGCCTGCGGCTGGTCTGTGTAGATCAACTTTCCTGTTCCGTTGGTGTCTGCACCAACTTCGTACTGAACGCGCATTGCTGCTGTTGGATTGCGTACACCAGGAAGCATAATTTCAGTAATGCGCAGACAATCGGACGGGTACTGGTACGCATATTCCCAGTCAGGCGGTGGATTGCTCGTATCTGCAAGCGCCACGCGTTTGGTAGCAAAGTTCCAGTCAAAATCAGAAAGAACAGCATCACGGCAGGCCTCAAAGTGCAGCGAACATTCCCCCGCTTCCTTGCTGGCTTCCGTCAGGCTGTTAATGCTGCGACTGTTGCCAATATTGGACAGCGCACGATTACAGATCTCTACTACAGAGGCCATCACTCACCTCCGTTACCGTACAGAGTTTCAGCCGCTGATTTTTCTACACCCCCGGAAACAGGAGCGATCGCCATATCAGTGATCTGCAGATCGGCGCTGCGATTGACACCATCGTCAGTTTCTCTGGCAGACAGGCCTCGAATAACAGCCTTTGCAGTTATCATCACTTCCGTTCCGACGCCCTTAGGTTGCGCCTTCAGCTTATTCAATGTGTCGTTATTAAGAGTGATGCACAGCCCCCATGGGTATTCATCGCGAGTTCTGGTTTCTCCGCTCTCATCCTGGTAGCTGTCAGTGCCGGTTTTGAGGTTTACGAGTTCCATATACACTCCTGCAATAAAGGGGCCGAAGCCCCTTGTCTGATTCGCGAGGCTTACACGCCCAGTTCTTTACGCTTATCTGCGATCTTCTCGCGGAGCGTTTCAGCTTTGGCGTTATGGTGTGGCTTCTCGTTAAAGAGCAATTCGTACTCTTCACGGAGCTTATCCAGTTCACCATCATCTGACACATCGTTGATGATTTTGGTGCTGGTTGCTGCCATTGACACCTTTCCTGCAACTTTTGCTTTTGCCTGTCTGGCTGCATCGTTAACAGGTTCCAGTGCGCTACCAGGCTCACCTTCGTATTCGATTTCTGCCCCCTCCGGCCACAGAGTGTTATGGATATGAGAGAGGCGCAGAACGCGGTATCTTGGTTTCTCACCTGACATCGATATCACCTTAACCAGTTACTTTTGAGCGGATCGGATACGGCGTATTGGCATCAACATCAAGACTGATACCAGCAGTGAATTCGCCAGCCGTTAGTGGGCCAGTTGCGACGGAGTAGTTAACACGCAGATATCGCTGAACACCGGCAGGCACCTTTGCAGAAACAACTCGTTTACCTGCTGTCAGGGCGGTCTTTGCCAGTGCGCCACTATCATAAATAGTGGTCCATGAGCTGTTATTCTCACTCGTCTGCAACTGGATGTTTACAGTTGCATCACCGCTTGCCGCGGCGGCTGTGTTAACCAGCGCCCAAAACTCAAGCGGGTAACCCACGCCGATATCACGACGTTTTCCGTCAATTGGACCGAGATCGATTACGTCAGTAGAAGCCGCGGTATTCGTAACCGCCTGAGCTTCGGAGAACATCAACAGTTTGTCGGTGATCATCTTCTTTCTCCATTAGTGGGTCTGTTACGACCCACAGGTTAATAACAGGCGTTACACCACACGGGCTTCTGTTTCCAGAAGCGCATCAGTCTCACGGATTGGTACACCACGGAATGAAGTCCACCACTCGCCTTCTGTCTCTTTTACGCTGATCGCCAGAGATGTTTTCTCCAGAGATTGCAGATCAAGAGCCTGGCCTACAGTGCGGTTCATGTAGAACACCGGGCGGCCCATGCCACGGTTTGGAATGCGATGCAGTGCTTTAACCATCAACTTCGCAATATTTGCTGCAGAGGAAGGTTCTGAAAGATTGCTGACATCGATGTTTGCAATGCGAACAACATAACGCCAGTCACGCAGAGCAAGCCCGTTGTCCCATTTGTAATGGGTACGGTAGCCTTCGTACTTGCCGCCATTCGCATCTTCCAGTGTCACCTGGCCTTTATCTTCCATCTGGATGCCAGCCTTCTGCCCTTTCGGGAAGATGCCATGCACGGTGTTTTCGCCCCACACCACTAACCAGATAGAGGTGTTATCTGTACCCGTGCCACCAGCATCAATGATGTTCTGAGCATTACCCGCAGACAGGCTGGAATAGCGGGAGGACAGTCCCATAAACTGCTGAGGGTTAACGCTGGAATCACCATAAAACAGCGTCTGCGCCATCTGCTGATTCATCGCTTCAATAAATGCGCGGTCTTCAGACAGGCGGAATTCGGCGGTATTGCCGTTCAGATCAGCCAGTGACTTATCGACTTCAGCATAGGTTTCCAGCATGCCAACGGAATCGGTCACCTGCACTGTGGTTGATTTGCTTGGCTGTACGCCATAGTTCAGCAAACGCCAGGTAGCTGAAGGTAAACCAGAACGAATGGTGGTTCGGTGTCCGGTAGGAAGGTTCCCTTCGACAAAAGGCATATCCTGAAGGATCGGGTTAGTTTGACCGAGAAGCTCGATAATCTTATCGACTTTCCCGTTTGGATCGACGCGCTTACCCCAGTCAGCCAGCGTTAGCGCAGTTAAGCCTTTAACAGCCATTGTCATTTCCTCTCTTATTTGCCATAGAGCACTTCGGCCGCACTACGCTGGCCTTCATTACCACCGGTGACCATGCCATCTTCAGACATCGCCTTTCCGATTTTCACGAACGTCTTGACCAGATCAGGGTGATTACCCAGTCCGGTGGTGTTCAGATATTCTTTGAGCTCAGGTGTCCCGAACTGGTCAAGCGCACGCTGTGCGGCGCTAAGGTTAGAAATCAACTTGTCGCCACCGATTTCTTTGTCAGCTTTTACATCAGCAGCCCACTGCTCGGTTGTTTTCTGCCAGGCTTCTGCCTGGCGCTGCTGCACACCTGCCAGAATCTTCGGATAAGCATCAACCAGCTTTTGCGCTTGCTCGTTGGTCAGGTTAAGTTCTCGCGCCACCGGCTCGAACTCCTTCAACGCTTCTGTATCCAGCTCTACGCCTTCGGCAGCCTGAAACTCGTACTTCTCAGGCGCACCCTCTGGTTTATCGCCGTCCTTTTTTTCATCCTGCTTATCGTTTTCAGGCTTTTTGTCATCAGCAGGTTTATCGCCATCAGCAACAGGTTGTGGCTTATCACCTTCCTGTTGTGATGGATCACCAACTGGAGCAGGGTTATCACCTGCAGGCGCTGACGGTTCTGACGCAGCCGGAGCTGCTCCACCATCGACTGGTTGCTCATTGCAAAGACGGCGATACAGCAAACGCTCAAATAAATTCATGATCACTCCTGTTCACTGGCCTCTTTGGCCATCTTCAAATACTGTTCAGGGCAATGAGCCATAACGCGCTGAAACAGTTCCAGCGCCAGATTGCGTTGCCCCTCATTAAATGCCATTGCCATAGCATCCATCGGAGAGATAGCGGAAAACACCCGGCCTTTCTCCAGCACAGACCAGACAACGCGACGCCCCTGTTCACTGCTCATGACAAAGCGAATGTCATCAATTTCACGCTGTGCCATGTCACGTTGCTTACGGGCGTTTTCTTCTTTCAGTTGATCGTCTTCGTAATCTGTCATTGTGATTGCCCACCCTGACCACTAACTGCATTCGCCATAGCTGACAAAACACTCGGATCCGAAGTTTTAGCTTCGCTTAGCGTCTTGGCACCCTGTGCCGCCGCCATCCCCATCGCCATCATTTGTTGCTGCTGTTGCTGCTGTGCCCGTTGCTGGCGAGCCTGATCAACCTGTTCCTGCGGAACAATGACGGTTGGAGACACTCCGGACATATCAGCGAATGCATCGATCGCCTGATCAACGTTGAGTTTGTCGAGAGCTTCTGGTTTCGCTTGCGCAAGTTGACCAATGAAGTTAACCGTGGACGCCAGACTGGACAGGCCGATAGACTTCTGCGCCTGAGCCATGACGGAAATGTATTCGACCTTCAGGGGCATGCCTTCCATCGCGTCAGGCGGTGGCGGCAGCATGTTTTTACGCACCATCATCGAGAAAGCGCGGTCAATGAGAGGATTAAGACATTCGTCGTTCAGACGCTCCAGAACCGGCCCCAACATCAGAAGTTTTTCTTCTTTCATTTCGATCACCGCTTCAACAGGCATCGAGCGGGTATTGATGTTCTGCAACATCATGAACAGATCGACAAAGTAGGCGCTGTTAATGATTTGACGAGTGTCCTGAATGTCTGCTACCAGATCTGCTGTACTGGGGTTAACCAGATAAGCAGGCCTGAAACCATCCTGACCAGTAATCTGATCGATATACGTGATGTCGCCAGGAAGAAGGGAGGCGCGCTGATTCTTGAGGGAAGTCGGAGCAACCATCGGCGGATTGGTGGCTTTATCAATCAACTGCGACTTGCGCTTCTGAAGAAGCTGCAATGCCTTAACAGGTCCAAGCGCCAGCATACCCGGGCATGATGATCCATAAACATCTTCGCCGTTAACTTCCCAGCGCGGAGCCATAATTGGAAACTCATCGAATCCGGACTCACGCAACAACTTGTCGTTATCGCCGCCAACCTCGTAATAAACCGATTTGAATGGCTTGTTCTTGCTATCCAGCTTCGATGTATCGCGGTCAATGTTCGGGTAAACCGAATGCATCACCTCAATCCACTTCTCGTAGGTGCCACTTTCCCACATGCTTTTTACGGATTCGCTGACGTTATTTAGCCCGAACTCCTGAACAAGCTGACGAACAGTCATAGAGAACTTGCGAAAACAGATGTCCACACTGCCACGAGGTGAGTTAGCCAAGTAGTAACTACCTATCGGGAATGGCATTGTGCGAATGATGTCCTCGTCATCCTCCAGCACCGCCATTGCACCAGTGCTGTATGTGCCGAGGCTTCCGTATAACTGCGGAAGAGACTGGTAGAGATTCGACTTATTGAACATATCATTCATGCGGTTCTGCACCGCCTCAAGCCACAACTTAACAGGGCCATAATCCATCATTTCAGGATCTGGCGTAGCCAGGCGAAACCACGGACGCGCGGGGCTTGTGATGCCTGACATCATGCCGCTGGCGAGAGTGCGCGCCGCCATAGTCCCGGTCGAATCAATAATGCGTGTATTGCGTCGATCGTTACGGTTGACCTCAGAAGTCAGAAAGCGGGAACCACGCGGGTTGATGTAATCACTCAACTCGCGCCAGTGCGGCTCGAACGACTGACGCTCGCTTTCAAGTTGTGCGAACTGTTTGTTCAATCGCTCTTTAGTTGTTTCCGCCATTTCAATGACTCCGGTTACTGACCAAGCAGCGTTTTACCGCTGGTATTAGCGGTTGATGTGTCACCCTGAGAACCGGTAAGCAGCGTAGAACTACGACCAGCAGCAGCGCGACGGCGACGTGTTTCTTCGTCGCGGGCATCAACAACGGCGGCATCCTGCTCCTGTGGTGCTGCCTGAACTTCTGGTGTTGCAGGCACTGATGGTGAGCTACCCATGCACATATCAATGACTCCGTACGCAATTAAATTATTACCAATTTAACCACATATGATTTATTTATCGTAGATAGTTGACATTTAACGCACAAATTATTACCTTTCAGGTAAGCAAAGGGTTCATTCCGGTTATTAACCTGACTGGCTTGTCGTTAAATTGAACAGGTGGAGTGAGCTTTTATTTTGAGCAGTACGGCGTATGGCACATGCGCCGATAGCGGTCTGGATACGTTTAAGGGGCACCCTCCCTTGCTCGGGCAAACGAACCAGGTAGCCGGAATGTGCAAGTCGAGCGGTTTTATTCCGCGCACGGGGATTCACCATCCCGGCGATTCGGTGTGACGCCTCGGAAGAGACGAGGGTACAACGATGAGAGCATTTATGGAGCCGCGACAAAGTGTGGCGCCTTAACAGGCTAAGTGCTCTCAGCGTTGTGGCATTAGCTCAGTTGGACAGAGCAACCGCCTTCTAAGCGGTTGGTCGCAGGTTCGAATCCTGCATGCCACGCCAGAATCACGCCTAAGGACCGTGATGCCAGAAGTTCCAGGGGCTTGGCGGTGATGGTTTCCCTTGAAGGACTATCACCGCCCTTTTTACAGCAGGACGCCATTGCGATGACTTCATGCTGTAAACCAGTACAGCCACGGAAGGCATAACTCATTGCTTCCAGTTCGCCCGGTTCGCCGGGCATTTTTTTTGGCGTGATACGTCACAATTATGATATCGATGCAGATTACGACATACATGAAAAACATGTCATAGTATCTCCTGAGGTTAATCTCGATTCAAAAAGAGGATGATTTATAATGATTAAAATCAATAACGTACGTGGTGCTAGCGTTAGCGTCAACGGAGAAGACTTCACTGGTCATCATATTACGATTAACAATGGAAAAGTGATCGTTGATGGTGTCGAAAAAAATAGCAATCTTGACGGACAGATTAACGTAACAATTAATGGAAGCGTGGAAGGTGTTGAGATTGAAAATGGATCAGTGACTGTAAGCGGTGATGCACATTATGTGAAAACTATGTCTGGTGATGTCCATTGTTCCAATGTATTGGGAAATGTAAACACCATGTCTGGAGATGTAATCTGCGAAACTGTTGGTGGAAACGCCAGCACAATGTCTGGAAATATTATCAAGAAATAATTATTTAAAAATAAAGCCCGCCAAATGCGCGGGCTTTATTTTATCCTCATCAGAGGATATCAACGACATTATCCCCACCAGCGGATTAAGCATAAGGGTCATAATCCGTTATGGCCCTTCCCTGCTGGCTTTGCTGTCCTGGTATATTTATGCGTTTCGAGACCGGGAAAGCAAACGTCAGCAGTAGCGCATCGCCTTTACCCGGAGAACGCCCAAGCCGCTCCTTGATATCTTCCTTCGGTTCGATAACGATTTTACCGTCCACACGAACTTTGTACTCTGCCGCCGACAGGTCGTCTGCAGTTTCCTGGTCATCCAGCATGCCGCCCAGCCTCAGCCATGTCTTACATGAGTTGAACATCTCCCCGCGCTTGTTAAGCATCTGCGGGTCAGTGGACGCACCGCCGAACGGAACAAGTTGCCATGTACGTCCCCAGCCATCACCGATTGACTTCAAACCGGTTCCGTAACCGAAGTCGATGAACACCGCGTCAGCCTGATACTGGTCTTCAAAGTCAGCGATACGCTTCGCCATAATCAGATCGTCGGTAGTCTTGTTGCCAGTCCACAGCACCTTACTGTGTAGCCCCTGCCGCAGGTATATCACCGCGTCATCAACGCCTGAATATGCTGGGTCAACACCGATTATCACCGGAGCATGTGCAACCTGCGCAGCGGTGACCACCCGTTTCATTGCCTCGTCAGTAAGGCCGGTAGGGATAAACTGCAATTCAGATGCATCAGGGAATATGCCGCGCACACGGATTTTAACGAAGTCGCTGTCTTCCCCGTAGTCATCAACCCATTTCTGCAACTGCTGTTTGTTAGTGCCTTCCACCGTCCGGCTGTCAATCTGCGCAGTTTTCCAGCGGTGTTTATATTTGCGGAAACATTCGCGGAAACGCCCGGTGTTACGCGTCGGGTTTCCGAACGCCACCCAGATAATCTCAGTGTCTTCGTCCGTAAGCGCACCCTCTGCTACCTCCCACACCAGATCGGCAATGTTCGACGCTTCATCGAATACCACGATGATGCGTTTGCGCTCGTTGTGTAGTCCGGCGAATGCCTCAGTGTTGTGCTCAGACCAGGGGATTGCGTCAGCTCGCCACCGCTTGTCGTGCCCAGGGTCATTGCTGTACATCGCGGTAGCTGTACAGGTAAACCAGTCTTTCGTGATAGCAAGGTTTGACCACTTGATAATTTCCGGCCAGGTCTTCGTTCGTAGCTGGTTGTCGGTGTTGGCGGTCACCACGACCTTACAATCCTCGCAAGTGGACATGCCCCAGTTGATCAGCATTGAGATGAATGCGGATTTACCAATGCCGTGACCCGAAGCACGTGCCAGCATAAGCGGCTGATAGCGCGTCTCTGGATTCTGCAGGTGATCACGTATCTCTCGGAACGCATCAGCCTGCCACTTACGTGGACCGGTGGCATGTGCCAGTTCAGTCCCCTCTTCCCCCCAAGGGAACGCATAGAGGGCATAGCCAAGCGGATCGTGAGTGAACCCTGCAATATCCTCGATTAACTGCTCTTCAGGAGATAACGCTGTATCTGTCACTGATTGCCATCCTGACGTTCTTTGAGTCGCTTCCTGGCTGCTGCTATGCGATCAGCAATTGTCACATTCACATTAACATCCAAGCGTTCTTTGAATGCGTTGACGTCGACGTGCTTACCAATCAGTTCGAGGTTCTTCACCTTGTCAGGCCATTTAATTTTTTTGAGGATTGTCTCTATCGAATCCTCGTTCATGTTCATGATGGTCGATGACAGATCAAAGCCGCTAAGCGTAGTGCGCCAGATTTTCGGCCACTCGCGGATTGGCTTAAGGCTCCCATCGTCGTTGAGGATGTCGATCACGTCCATCTGGTCGATCTCCACCAGGCGCATGAGAACGTAATCAGCACTGACGCGCATTCGTTTGTTGCGCTCCTCCATCAACTCGGCAATCCGTTTTTGAATACGTTCATCGCGCATCATTACACTGGCTTTAACTGCCGCTGTATTTGGGGAGAATCCTGCGTTAATCGCTGCCTGAGTCTGGTTTTCAGGCGTTTTGATGTATGACTGGCAATAAGCCTCCTGCATTGCTGTTAGTGGCTTAAATTGCGTTGATTTGCGTTTATAGGTTTTAGGTTCAGCAGGCATCATAACCACCGTGGTAATAGTTACCATTGTGGTAATAGTACCATGCAAAATAAAGCCGCCATAGTTGGCGGCAGTATTCAAAACACATCAAATTCATCATGCATAATCTACTCGTGACATGTCACACTATTAATTTCGTTTCATGCCAGCCTTTAGTCACCCAGCATTGCGAGTCACCATTGCACGGGCATGAATTAACTGGAACTCTCTCGCCGCACTTACCGCAACGTTTTCTGCTGATCGATTTTATACGCCCGCGCACGCGTGCATCATCCTGGCGGATCAGTGACGCTATATACTCACCAAATTCGTAAGGCGCACGCCCGGGGCGACGCGTGGCACAGTTACGCTCTAGCATTTCAATTTCCTGAGCATCAAGCACAATCTCCATCTTACGCACACCAGATGCAGCTTGTCTGGCTCTCTGAGCGGCTTTGCGCTCTGCTGCTGATTTAGCCATTCTGATTTTCCTGCATCATGAGAAATACAATCATGGCGGCGCGGAGAGGTCTGGTATCAAATATTGGTCTTACGTCTTTTGCATCCACACACCATTCAGTTAACTGGTCTAAGATAGAAATCCTGTATTTCTCAATAATCGGCCATGAAGCGATCGGATCATTGCAGTAGTCAGGTAAAGGGGTTAATGGCTCAAAAGTTGTATCAGCATTTCCGTAATACCATTTGTTGGTGTTATTCCCTGATGTTTCCGGTTTACATGCCCAAAGGCCTTTAAAAATTATGTCTCCTACCATTCTGTTAATTTCAAAATCACTTAACTGTGAATAGTCCATCACTTCACCTCCTGCGGCGGTTCTGGTAGCGGCATCC